ATGACGTCCTTGTCCTGCTCTTTCCGCCGGATGATATAAATAAAAAATGGGCGATTTTGCCTAAGTTCTGGATACCGGAAGACTGCATCAAAGAGCGGGTTGAAAGGGATCATGTGAAATACGATGTCTGGGCAAAGCAAGGACACCTTAAGACAACGCCAGGTAACGTCATTGACTACGCCTTTATTGAAAAAGAGATTATCGAAGCAAGAGACTTGTTTGATATACAGGAAATCGGCTTCGACCCCTGGAACGCCACACAGACGGCGCTTCACCTGGCCGATGAAGGACTAACAATGGCGGAAGTCCGGCAGGGCTACAAAAGCATGAGTCCGGCTATGAAAGAAATTGAACAATTGACCATGGGGAAGAAGCTCATACACGGCGGCCATCCGATCCTTCGGTGGAACGTTGGGAATGTGGAGATTAAAACCGACGAGAATGAGAACATTAGACCGGTCAAAGGCAAGGGAATAGAGCGCATTGACGGCCTGGTGGCTACGATAAACGCCATGGCAAGGGCTAATTTACACATGGACGACACATCAGCTTATGATGAGCGTCCTGAAGGGGAGAAAATATTCGTTATTTAGGGGGTATTTAGATGTTAAAATTACCCAAGATCAGACTTCCCAGCGAGGAAAAAAGGCAGGATTTAATACAGGAAACCGCCCTTATAGCGGGTTTTTTTATGCTGTTTTATGGTCTATATCAGGTATGGCCGCCCCTGGCTTTTGTTATTTGCGGCTGCTTTTTAATGGTTTTCGGGGCATGGGACGTGCTTACAGCCCTATTCTTGAGCAGAAAGGGGGGCGGTTAGTTGGGTGTAATTAAAAATATCCTGCGAGGAGGCGTCAGAAACTATAGTCTCCGGGACTTTGACCAGGACTTTTACCGGCATTATTACGGTGGCTGGAAATCGACTACAGGCGTAACGGTTAACGAAGAGACAGCCTTAAAGTTTACAGCTGTATTTGCCTGTATACGGATAATTTCAGAGGATATCGGGATGCTGCCGATTGAGATTCGCAAGTGGCGAAACCCGAAGGATAAAAGCAAAGGCTCTGACCTGGCGTATGAGCTTCCACTCTTCGACCTGATGACGTACTCCCCGAACCCGGAACAAAACAGCATGGTTTTCGACGAAACTTTGCAAAGCCATATCCTGACAAGTGGTAATGGGTACGCCTACAAGCACATGGACGGCAGGGGCCGGGTTAACAAGATCCAGTTGTTGGATTGGTACGACGTAAAACCAGAGCGAAACAAGGATACCGGGGCCGTTGAGTACATTTTCAATGACCGAAATAAGCCCATAACACTACCTTTCGACGAAGTATTTCATATCCCTGGGCTGTCTTATGATGGCCTGGTTGGGTATTCACCTGTAAAAGTAGCCATGGAAGCTATCGGCTTGGGCCTGGCGGCGGAACAATTCGCCGCTTATTTCTACGCAAATGGGGCCAACGTCGGCGGATTTATTGAGCTTCCTGGCAAGGTCAAGGATAAAGACGCCATGCGCAAAGAATTTGAGGGTAAATTCGCAGGACTTGGAAAGGCACATAAAATACTTTTCCTGGAAGAAGGCATGAAGTTTCAGAAGCTGGTTATGCCGTTACAGGAAGCGCAGTTCATCGAAACCCGTAAATTCCAACTTGAAGAAATTGCCCGAATTTACCGTATGCCTATGCACATGATCCAGGATTTAAGCCATGCAACCTTTAGCAATGTCGAACATCAAGATTTAGCATACAGCAAACGGACATTATTCCCCTGGATCAAGCGCTGGGAACTGTCGATTGATACCCGGCTGCTGACAAAAAAAGACCGGCAGGCCGGATATTTCAGCCAGTTTAACATTGACGAAGCACTTCGCAGCGACAGCAAAACACGGGCTGATGTTATGCATATTAAGCGGCAGGACGGGATTATGAGCGCAAATGAATGGCGAGCGGCAGACGGGATGAACCCGAGACTGGAACCGGAAGCTGATCTGCTAGTTATCAACGGAAATATGAGGGAAATTAGCATCGTAAAAAGCACTGATGCGGCGACGGGAGGTGAGGGGAATGCCAAAAAAGAAATTCTGGACGTTTAAAAACCAGGCGGAGGACAAGCCGGCTGAGTTATTGCTTTATGGACCTATTGAATCAGCCAGCTGGTGGGGAGACGAGATCACCCCGAAACAATTTAAAGCGGATCTTGATGCTCTGGGCAACATCGAAACCCTAAACATTTATATCAATAGTGACGGCGGTGACGTTTTCGCAGGTCAAGCTATATACAGTATGCTCAAACGGCACCAAGCCCAGAAAAACGTCTACGTTGATGGCCTGGCCGCCAGTATTGCCAGCGTGGTAGCTATGGCAGGAGATACGGTCTACATGCCCAGCAACGCCATGATGATGGTCCATAACCCCTGGTCGATTGCCATGGGATACGCCGACGATTTTCGTAAATTGGCGGAGGATTTGGATAAGATCAGGGAGTCAATTATAGCGGTCTACGAAGCAAAAACCAGCTTAAGCAGGGATGAAATCGTTGAACTGATGGATGCTGAAACCTGGCTGACTGCAGATGACGCCTTGACCTTTGGATTTGCTGACGAAATTGAGGAATCAAAACAGGTGGCAGCCTCACTAAATGCCGGAATATTGACTATAAACGGGCAGGAAATGGACCTTAAACGGTACCGAAACCCGCCAAAATTACTGGTAACACAGCCGGAGAAACCAAAACATGAAGAAAAGCAGGCCGAAAACCTGCTTTCTTTATTTGATCTGCAAATGAGCGTCAAAAGGAAAAAATATCTAGGAGGTATTAGATAAGATGGTGCAGGAACTTTTACAAAAACGGGCAGCGCTTGTAACCAAACAGGAAGAAATGCTGAAAACAGCACATACAGAGAACAGAAACCTGACAGTAGACGAATATGCAATATTTGAAAAGATGGACGCCGACATAATCGAATGCGAGAAAATGATCGAGTCAAATAAGAAGGTCATGGACAGGCTTTCCAGCCTTGATGACAACTATAAAGAAATTGACTTCGGCAAGGGAACCTCGGACACTCGCAACGCTCAGGAATTTGGCTCATTCGGTGAATTTCTCGTTGCCGTAGCCAGGGCCGGAGCTCCTTATGGACGATTCCCCGGCGCTGGCGTAGTAGATAACAGGCTGTCTAAGATAGCGATTCCCAGGGATGCAGCTTCTGGCATGTCTGCAAACGTACCGGCGGACGGCGGGTTTTTAATTTCCCCAACTAGGAGCAATGAAATCCTGCAGAAAACCTATGAAACCGGAGCGATTGCCTCACGCTGCGCCGCTTATGAAATCGGCGACTACTCAGACTCGCTTGAAGTACCTTATGTGAACGAATCCTCCCGTGCAAACGGTTCCCGCTGGGGCGGCTTCCGGGCTTACCGTGAGGGCGAAGTTGATGCCCCGACTGCAAGCAACACTGACATTGGCCTTTGGGAATGCCGGGTGACAGACTTAAAAGCCCTGATCTACATCACTGAGCGGCTGCTTAACGATGCGCCAGCGATGGAATCCCTGATCATGGATCTGCTTCCGCAGGAATTCGCCTTTAAACTGGACGATGAAATCCTGAACGGCTCGGGCGGCATCCAGTGCAAAGGCATTATCGGCGATCCGGCCACTGTAAACATCACGAAAGAAACCGGCCAGGTAGCGGACACCGTCCTGTATGAAAATATTCTGAAGCAGTGGGCCAGGTGTTGGGGCCGCAGTCGTGCAAACGCAGCCTTTTACTACAATCAGGACTGCGAACCGCAACTATTTGCCTTGTCCATGAATGTAGGTACCGGCGGCGTTCCGGTTTTCCTGCCGGCCAACGGATTAAGTGGATCTCCTTATGCAACTTTATTTGGCCGTCCGTTAATCCCGGTGGAACAGGCCGCAACGGTAGGCACAGAGGGCGATATTATCCTGGGCGACTTCAGCCAGTATGCAATCGTTCGTAAAGGCGGCTTGCGGTCGGCAAGTTCCGTTCATGTGAAATTCATCTACGACGAAATGACCTTTAAATTCAACATGAGGGTCAATGGCAAGCCCAAATGGAAGTCTGTACTGACTCCCTTTAAGGGCACCAATACCCTGGCGCCGTTCGTAACAATCGACGACAGAGACTAAGACGGGTTAAATAATCCGTCTTAATTTATTTTAAATCAGGAGGTTAAAGAATAATGAGCAGATTCGTAGTAGCCGAACAAGGCCACGTTGTAAATATCCTGGCTCCCGTTGATATCAACGGGGGTGTATCTAGCGACGTATTTAGCATGAAAGACGCCTCGCATGCGACGATCATCGTCCAGGTCGGCGTTAGTGCCGCAACCTGCGACATTACGGTCGAGGAATGCGATAACTTCACTCCCACGACACATACAGAGATTGCTTTTGCGGCCTACAAAGAGGAAACTGCTGACGGCGATACTCTCGGTTCCAGGGAAGCGATAACTAGCTCCGGATTCACCATCAGTGGCAATAACGGAATCTTCTACGTGTTTGAGATTGACGCCGAGGAACTGACCGAAGGATATCCGAATCTCAGGATTAGTTTCAGCAACCCCGGCGCTTCAGTTATTGCCAGTGCCGTAGCAATCTTGAGCGGCCTTGCATATCAGGGTGACCAGACCAGAACCCAGATAGCGTAAATTAGATAAAGGGCAGTTCTCGCAAAAAGAGACTGCCCTTAACTTTTGATAAGGAGTGATATAAATGCCTTTAGGCTTTCAAGATAACCCCGGAAACATCTTGGGAACTGACAGCTCGAACAATCAGTTCGCATCAACCAATGTCGCAGCCAACGCCGACGGCAGCATAATCGAGCGTATCGAATACTTACAAGGCTTAGTAGCGGCGCTAACAGCAGGCGACGTTCTGCTGCAAGGAGCGGCAGACGCAGGCACGTCCAGCACAACTGAAATACCTATCGCTGGCCTGGCCGGCTACACCAACGACTTCTTCAACGACCATTTCTATATGCAGGTCTTAGTCAACGCTAACAGCGCCGGCAATGCGCCCGAATCTCAGGTTCGCAAAATCACCGACTATGTCAGCGCAACCGGGACATTTACCTGTGACGCATTCGGAGCAGCGGTCGAAGCGTCCGATCTGTGCATCATCCTGCATGAATCCCAGGTATTGCTTGGCCGGGACGATAGCAATAATGTTTTTGCCAGCACTAATGTAGCAGCCAACGCCGACGGTTCTGTTTTGGAGCGGCTTGAGGCAATCAAAGACCAGATTGACGCCGTAGATAACTACGTTGATGGAGAAATAACAACGATTGCGGCTGATGTAGTAATTCTTAAAGGGCAGGTCGGCGGCACTGACGGAGCAACCAACGTACTCGGTGCAAACAATAACAATAACACCTTTGCATCCGATCAGGTGGCTGCAAATGTTGACGGCTCAGTCTTAGAAAGACTGGAAGACCTGAAAGACCGGGTAGACGCTGTCGATAATTACGTTGACTCTGAGGTGGCGGCAATTAAGGCAGTTACTGACACTATCGGCACTCCCGCAGGAGCAGATTTGGCGGCAGATATAGCGGCTGTAAAGACCGAGGTTGACAAAATCGGCACTCCCGCCGCCGATGTTTCTGCCGATATTGCAGCAATAAAACTTCAGACCGATGAAATAGGATCAGCGGTAGGAGCGTCTATCTCAGCTGACATAGCGGCAGTTCAGACAGCCCTTGATGCATTTGCGGCCGGGGGCGGCGACGGTAAGGCTATCGTCCGCAAAACTGTAACCTTTAGCAATACTGATGCAGACGTGAACCTTTTTACGATTACAGCAGGCGTAGTATTTAAGTTGTTCGCTTTTTGCACCACGAACGTGGAAAGCGCCGGCGGCTGCAACATCGGCGTAGACCTCGGCGCAGGAGTAGTAATAGCGGATACCGACTGTACCACGCTGGAAGCCAACGACGTCTGGCACGATGCAACCCCGGATGCCAGCGTAGAGCTTGAATCCGTGGCCGGAAAACGGGTCGCCTATGGTGGCACTATCGTCCTTGACATTGAAGGAGAGAAGCAGGTCGACAGCGGTGTAATCGTATTTGTATGCGTCTATACTCCTTTGACCAGCGACGGAGCAGTAGCAGCGGCAGCGTAAGGATAACCAAATATTAACTTAATCAAAAGGCGGGCCTTTTTTGGCCCGTCTCTTGATTTTATAAAGAGGTGAAACAGATGGCGGCAGTAGTTACCTGCACAGAAGAGACGATAGGAGTTATTAAAAAGATTAAATGGACATGGACATCCCATACGGATGGCGTTGTTGCAGCGGCAACGGCAAATGCAGAAACAACAAAAGCATACAACGGTGAGATAGTCCGGCTTGTAACAATCCCAGGATCAGGAGACGACAAGCCGGATGATAATTACAGTGTCGCAGTTTACGATGAGGACGACGCCGATGTTTTAATGGGAGGCGGAGCAAACAGGGACGAAGCAAACACGGAGCAGGTCCTGGCCTCCAGCCTCGGAGTTGTCGCAAACGACAAATTAAATCTTTACGTTTCCGGTGCAGGCAGCGGAAACAAAGGCACAGTTATTTTATATATTCGATAAACCATATCCCCAGAGAGGGGGTTTTTTATTGTCTACAAATATTTACTCGGCGGTGTCTTTGATTATTTTGAAATAGCATGACAGGCTGATCACCTGAGAGGAGGCTTCCTTGTTTGCCTCCTCTTTTTCATGCTCATTTATCAGAAACAAGGAATAAAAACAAGGAGGATTTTGAAATGCCTACAGGCGTGTATCCAAGGACAAAAGAGCATAGAGAAAAATTAAGTAAAACCATGAAAGAAATAGCTAATAGGCCGGAAGTAAAACAGCGCATGGCTGAAACATCAAAACGAGTGCAGTCTAATCCAGAAGTAAAGCGGAAACACAGCGAGGCCATTAAAAATTCATGGAAAGATCCAGAGATAAGAGCAAAAAGATGTAAAGGAATAAAGAAAGCCTTTGAAAACCCTGAATTCAAGGAGAGAAAAGCCTTACTCAGTAGGACTAAATGGGCGGATGATGGCTACAAAGAAAAGGTATCAAAGAAATTGAAACAGGTTTATTCAAGCACGGAAATGAGAACAAAAATCAGCAATGCAGTAAGAGAAGCGTGCTCGAAAAAGGAAGAAAGGCAGCGAAAAAGTCAAGCAACAATAAAAACCTGGCAAAAAATGAATCCAGCCGTAAGAAGTAAGCGGTTAAAGAAGTTTCAAGTATGTGGAACAATTGCTAGGCAACTAAAGTACCAATCTCCGCTTGAAAAATTAGTTTACAAAATAATTGAAGGCATAGGGCTTCAGTGCAATAAGCAAGAACCGATAGGCCCATATCTTGTAGATATTTATTTGCCTGAAGTTAACCTCGTTATCGAATGCGATGGTGAATACTGGCATTCTTTGCCTGGCAGGGCGGAGAAGGACAGAGAAAGAGATCAATGGCTTCTTGAGCATGGATATAAGGTCATAAGGCTCAAGGAAAAAGAATTGAAAACTAATCCTGATGCCTTTGTTGTTCAAAGGCTGAAAGAAGTGGTTGGATAATGTCAACAAAAATTTATACTGCGCCAAGTCAAGAGCCGCTCGATTTAGCGACCGTCAAAGAGCACCTGCGCCTTGACTCCGGCAGCGTCGCTGATAATGTGTCCGTCTCGCAGAGCATAACACCCGGCGATCACGTAGTGGCGGCCAGTTACAGCTTAAAAGGTACCGGCGTCAGTGTGCTTGGCTATCGTACGCTTGTCAA